GGTTCCTCAACACCAAGTACCTGCACTTCCGTCCACACAAAGATCGTAACTTTGTGCCGATTGGCGGCGAGCGGCAGGCGGTCAACCAAGACGCCATCGTGAAATTGATTGGCTGGGCGGGCAACTTGACCTGCTCGGGTAGTCAGTTCCAGGGCGTTTTGATTGCTTAAAGGAGTACACGAAAATGGCAGTTTCAACATCTAACGTCATTGGCGTGGCACTCGGCTTCACCGACGACACCGCACAGTTCAATCTCGGCACGACCGTGAATTTGGACGATGGCGGTCAGGCGGTGTATGTACAGGCGGCCTCGGCTGTACCGGCTTACGCGGCGGTTTCCGTCCTCGTAAACGATACGGTAGTGCCGCTCACCACCACCAATGCGGCTGCGAGCAAGGCTGTTGGCTTTGCTCAAGTGTCCATTGCCTCGGCCTACTATGGCTGGGTGCAGTTGGGCGGCAAACCGCGTGTCAGCGTTGCTGCGGCTTGCGAGCCGTCGGTGCCGCTGTTCACCACCGCTACGGCTGGCGTGCTTGATGACGCGACCGTAACCGGCGGTTTGGTGGCGGGCCTTGTGGCCACGACCTCGGCGGCCTCGGCCTCTGCGGTCACCTGCATCGCGGGGTATCCGCACATCGCCACGGGCGTTGTCGGGTTCTAACGATGCAACCTCTGGAGATCACGGTGCAGGCGGCGGGAACGGAGGAGGAGTTATGTTCCAACATCCGCTCGGCGCTTGCCCGTGGTCTACCAGAATTAGCGTGCTCGCCCATTAAGCACGACGGCACGATGGTGCTAGTGGCAAGCGGTTGGTCGATGCCCGACTTTATTGACGACATTAAAGCGCATCGCCGTAAGGGTCACCCCATTGTGGCCATTAAAGCCGCGCACGACTTTTTATGCGACCACGGCGTAGAGCCTGATATGTGGGTAAACCTAGACCCAAGAAACCGCATCAGCGGCGTCCAGAAGGCAAATCAGCGCACGGCGTATTTAGTCGCTTCGCGCTGCCCCCCAATTACGTTTGAACATTTAAAGGGTAAAAACGTATGGCTGTGGCATTCGTGGGCCGAAGGCGAGGAAATGAAAGCGCTTGGCCCCGGCAAGTTAGCCGTGGGTGGCGGGACGACCTCGGGACTGCGTGCTATCAACATTGGTTATCTGCTCGGCTTCCGCAATTTTGTCCTGTACGGCTACGACAGTTGCAATCGAGAGGATGGCTTGAAGCGATTTACAGGCGAACATACCGGCCCCTCGATTGATGTGTGGGTAGGCGGCCCAACCGGCAAAAAATTCAATTGCAATATGGCAATGGCTCAACAAGCCAACGAATTTCAAAAATTATTTGAAGTGATGGGCGATATAACGGTGGACGTTAAAGGCCCAGGTTTAATTGCTGAAATTATGCGCGTTCGTAACGAGCAGGCGCAGGCAGCGTAATGGCAATTCCCTCTCGCGTATTAGGATCAGGCGTTAACAGCCTGTCTACCGTTGCAATTTGTGGTGACGGCAACGCCAGCGTAATTGCCGCTGGCACATCCGCAGGCGATGCAACGGCGCTGACGTTTGTATACAACAACGTTACAACCACGGATGCAGGCACTGGCGTGAAATTACCGCCAACGGAAGCAGGCGAAACTATTATTGTGCGCAACGGTGGCGCAAATCCGCTGACGGTTTATCCGTATGACGCCAGCAGCACAATTAATACAGCGGGATTCGGAACAGTTAACAGTAAGTGTTCGGCCATGTTTTATGCTGTGACAAATACGCTGTGGGAAGAGCTGCAAGGCTTTGGCCGCTCTGTTCCTATTTTGCATTACGGCGCATTTTCAGACACAACCACGCAAACCATTGTAAGCATTAACACCGCGTATGCGATGACGTTTGACACGACAGACAGTAGCAACGGCGTGTCTATTGGTTCGCCAACGTCACGAATAGTGGTAGACGAGCAGGGCGTCTACAACGTGCAATTTTCAGCGCAATTAGACAAGGCATCAGGCGGCGCGGCAGATGTTTATATATGGCTACGCAAAAACGGCACCAACGTGCCAAACACTTCCACCACAGTGACATTACAAGGCACTGCGGCGCGTCAAGTAGCAGCATGGAATTTTGTCATTCAGCTAGAAGCCACAAATTATGTAGAATTAATGTGGGCGGCAGATGACGCCGACGTTGTAGTTTTAGCGGCCACCGCCACAAGCGTATGGCCGGCGATTCCCTCAATCATTTGTACCGTAACACAGGTCAACAACCTGTAATCCCCACAGGAGCAAGGACAATGCCATTAGATAGCGACATCAACAACGCCGACGCTCAATTGCACGTTGAGTTTTATATTCGCGAGGACGGCCCCAACAAGGGCAATTCGTATGTACGGATACAAGCGCCTGGCGACAAAACAAACGTTATTGACCAGCCGGTGCGAGAGGATCATAAAGGCCGATTCCCGCGCCAGTGGTTGTATTTCCAAATGCAGCAGAGCGAAGGCGCAGCACAGGAAATTGGCACCCCGCTATCACAATGGTTGGCAGATGCGCCTGATGAAATTAACCGCGATCAAATCGCAGAGCTAACAATTTTAAAGTTTTTGACGGTGGAGCAATTGGCGTTGGCATCCGACGCACAGTTGCAGCGTGTGGGCATGGGCGGCGTAGGTTTACGCGAACGCGCCCGCCAATTCTTAAACCGCAAAAACCGTGTTGAAAGTAACGCAGAGCTAGAAGATACCAAGCGGCAACTGGCAGAATTGCAAGCGCAGATGCAGGCGATGATGGCGACTGAATCCAAAAAGCGCGGCAGGCCACCGAAAGAGCCTGTAATGGAGGCATAGCATGAGCAGCACGATGGTTCAACTTTTCCAGCAAGTGACAAACGAGCTGGGAATTCCAACCCCGCAAACGATTGCGGGCAACGCTAGTCAGGATGTCATTCAGATTCTTGCCCTGATGAATGCGTGCGGATATGAGTTGCTCCGTCGTGCAGATTGGCGTGAATTGACGCGCCAACATACGTTTTACACCGAGGCGACGACAACAACAGCGTCGTGGGTTGATGGTGTGGCGGTTATTACTGGAATTCCTACCACCGCAGGGTTATCCGAAAGTTATCAAGTGCAGGGCGTAGGTATTCCCAATGCGACCTACATTACGGCGGTTACGGGCGCAACGTCCGTAGCGATCAATTACGCACCAACAGAAACGGTGGTCAACGGAAAAGTCATCTTTCAAAAGGTGAAATATGATTTGCCTGCTGATTACGTTAGCACTGTCAATCGCACGCATTGGGATAAAAGCAAGCGCTGGGAAATGCTTGGCCCTGAATCTCCGCAGCAGTGGCAATGGCTGCTATCGGGCTACATCAGCACTGGCCCGCGTATCCGTTGGCGTTTGCTCGGTAAATATTTTCAGATATGGCCAGGCACCAATGCGGGCGAATTGCTAGGTTTCGAGTACCGCAGCGCGGCATGGGTAGAAAGCGCGCTTGGCGTACCAAAAAACAGCTTTACCGCTGACACCGATACTTGCATTTATCCAGACCGCGTTATGGTGCTAGGCACCAAACTTAAATACTTTGAAGCAAAAGGCTTTGATACGACCGCGCTATATCGCGATTATCTGATGGAGCTAGAAACGGCCATTGGGCAGGATACCGCTGCGGCTAATTTGTCGTTTGCGCCACGACCTGGCACGGTGTTGATCGGTTACGACAACATCCCTGACAGCGGTTACGGCACGGGTAGCACCTAATGGCGTCACCTGTTCGCAGGCGGTTAATTCAACGCACCACAGCAAACGTGGCGTCGTTGCCTGCGCCCGTGGGCGGTTGGAATTCACGGGATGCGTTAGCCAATATGGCTCCGACCGATGCGGTGTACTTGGAAAACATGTTTCCAAGCGTGTCGAATGTGAATTTGCGGGGCGGTTATGTAAAGCATGTCACGGGTTTGCCTGCGGAAGTACAAACGTTGATGACGTATAACGCGGGTGCAAATGTCCAACTGTTTGCAATTAGTGACGGTGAAATTTTTGACGTAACGTCGGCAGGCACAGCCGGCTCGTCACTGGTTGCTGGATTATCCAACTCGCAATGGGAGTACACCAACGTCACAACTAGCGGCGGCCAATATTTGTATGCCGCAAACGGTGTAGATGACCCGCTTTTGTACAACGGCACAAGTTGGACACCTATTGATGGCGTATCAACGCCCGCGATTACAGGCGTTACAACAGCTAATTTAATTCAGCCAACTTTATTCAAAAACCGAATGTGGTTTATTGAAAAGGACACGTTAAAAGCGTGGTATTTGCCGACCGCATCTATTGGCGGCGCGGCACAGCCATTAGATTTGTCGAGCGTCATGCACTTGGGTGGCAGCCTGCGGTCAATGGCAACGTGGACAATTGACGCAGGTTACGGCGTTGACGACAACTTGGTTTTTATTACCGATCAAGGCGAAGTTGCTGTTTATCGCGGAACCGACCCCAGCAGTGCTGCAACGTGGGCGCTAATTGGTGTGTGGGTTATTGGCGCGCCAATTTCACGGCGTTGC